CTGGTGATAACCCCACAAGCGCTCGTATTGACACCCTGCAAAGTGTGATGAATCCTACTTGGGCTTCTACAGTAGATGTGATTGTGGTTAAAGGCTTCCCAGCTAACACCATTATGGGCTTTGACTCCCGTTATGGCTACCACTTGGTAACTTCTACTTCTCTGGCATATAACGCAGTTGAATCATATGCAATCCGCCGTTCTACCAAACTGCGAGTTGACTATGGCAATATTGCTTACCGCTTGTTTGATGACGCATTCAGTGTACTTACCCTGACTTGATGACGCATTCAGTGTACTTACCCTGACTTGATGACGCATTCAGTGTACTTACCCTGACTGTGTAACAGAACATAGAGACTAAGTGGGGGCATAACGCCCCCACATTTGCATTAGGAGTTAAAAATGGCACGACCAAAGAAAAACGAAGAAACCCCAACCTCTCCAGTAATTACTCAACCTGTAAAGACTGCGGATGATGTATTTGTAATTTCAGTTGTTGGGTATTGTGTAAGTCCTCTTACAGGTGAAAAATACGACTCCACCCCTACAGCATATACAACCAGAGATGGGTGGGTAGAATCACAACTTGCAGCAGGCTTGTTTCAGGTGGTAAAAGTTAATCCTGTTGCTGAGTAATTTGGTTATAATGTAGACCCACACCATCTAATACCTATGACATCCTTAAACCTATTCACCTCATATGACAGTATTCGAGCAGTTCTTGGAGTCTCTGAGGATGATTTAGAAGATGTCACCCTAGAGCTTCCTATCTACTTGCAGTTGCTGAGGTTAGACTTTGGGACAATATCCTCAGATATTGAGTCATTGTATCTTCCTTTAGTGGCTGACCCGCCTCCCCCGTTGACACCTATTCAGCAACGATTTGTGGATTTAGTGCAGTTATTTTCGGCTTATGCTACAGCAAAAACTTTACTAACATCCCTACCCCTGTTTGCGCCTAAAAGTATCACGGATGGTCGGGCTAAGTTAGATAGGTTTGCAGACCCATTAGAGATGGTAAAGGATGGTGTGGAATCTCTTTATAACACCATTAAAGATAGGCTTGCAGAAGTTTTAGAGGAGATGGGAGAAGATGTACCTATAGCATCTAATAGGGTTTTCTTTGCCACTGCACCTCTGGGTTACAATCCTGTAACGAATACCTAATATGAAACTACACCGCGCTTCCGTATTTTTTGATAGGGATTCAGTATATGATGCGTATACTGGAGATTATCTATGGAAGGCACAGTTTAGCGGTTTTGATGGCTCCAAACCTGACGGTAGTTTTGAGAGGCGTAGAACCATTTCTGTAGCCCCAGACACTCCCAATGCCTCTAGGAGAGCAATTAAGGTACAAGAAATTGTCTGGTTACTGGGGGAGTTTGTTCAAGATACTTTTTTTGACAAGCCAATCCGCCTTAGCGGAGCAGCAAAACTTGCTACTGACAGGTATCAGATACTAAGCCCAGCTCAAGTGGTTAAAGGTACTATGGTAGACCTTGTGTATGCACAAACCAGATACTTAAAGAGTACGGTTGATGGACAAACAACAAGCGGTTATCAGCCTTTCTTTGAAGTCTACTTCGGAAGTACAGAAAAAGTTCCTTTTGGTTATTTTCTAAAAAGCAATAATAGACTGTTTCGGGTTAGGGATTCCTATGCAGGACTGGAAGGCTTTGTTGTAGCTCAGGCAGATGAAATATCGGATACTGTCCGTGAAGCCTCACCAGAAAACGGGAAAGTAGCTGTAAGTATTGTAGGGGCTTTTGACCCAATTACAGAAACTTATACAAACTCACAAACAACAGTAGGTATTTTGCTTGATATGTATATGTTTTATGACTTCAAAACTGAAGCTGATAGACCATATGAGCAAGGAGACAAAACACTTGTATTGGACAATGTGGTAAGTATTTCCGCAGGTGATATTGTCACTATAGGTTCTGATTCCTGGCAAGTTAAAACTAAGACACCTTACTATGATGCGTGGAATCTACATATCAGGAGAGCTTAATGACCTCCTTTGATGTAGGAATACAAAACAGTCTAAAACGTATTGCTAAACAAAAAAGCAAGATGTTGACCACCGTCACCCAAGCTAAAAGAAACCTAGTAAGCGCCGCATTTCAGGATGTGGTTCGTTTAACTCCTCAGTTTTCAGGTAATCTAGCCTCAAACTGGAAGATTGAGGTTCATGGTGTTCCTTCCAGTTATAAGCGTATTTCTAATTACAGGGTTAGGGATTGGCGTAAAACACCAAAGCAATATAAGATGGGGGATGACCCTGCTGTAAGTAGGTCTAACAAAGAGCTGGCTAAACTTTCCACAATAAAATGGAATAGTCGTGTGTCTATTGTTAATAATACACCTTACGCACAGGAAATTCAGGATGCTCCTGGAAACGGAATAAAAATCAGACCAGTGAACCTGCTTGGCGGGGAGGTTGCAATGGCTAATTATGTTCGTATGAAATACAAAACTATGCGTATCTCAAAACTAATAAAGACGGTTTCATAAAATGGCTACTACACTAGAACAAGCAAGGCTTGCTTTGACTACAAAAGTTGAGACTATAAAGGCAGCGTGGTCTGATTATCCTTTGTTGGTTGAGTATTACAACACCAATGTAGTAAATACAGCAACACAGACTAAACCGTTTCTAAGGTTAAATATGACCTTGTTAGATGGATACCAGACAGACCTTGCTGCACAGCCAGGGCATCGAGTGCTAGGTGTGATAGCAGTAGAGGCTATGGTCAAAGAGGGGTCTGGAATGTCTCAGGCTAATAAATTAGTAGAGTTTTTCTATCCGAAGTTACATATGACTGATTCTATAACACCAATCAGAACATATGCAGCTAGTTTCGCTACCATTAAGCCTGTACAGGGTTGGGTCGGTCAAGGGGCCTACATCCCGTTCTGGTTCGATTCAAGACCTTGACATATTTATACTATGTATCACATGCTTTAAGTGTCTTATGTTATTCTACAGAAACTATTTATAAGGATTAGGTATGACACTTGCTTCCACTTCTCGCGTACAAGTACGCTATATCAAAGAAACAACACTAGGCACAACCCCAACTGTTGGTACGGCTAAAAATTTGCGTATTACAGGTGAGTCGCTAACTTTTGCCCTGACAAAAGAGACTTCTCAAGAATTGAATGCGTATCGGGCTGCTACTTCTGTTGTACCAACACAAGCTGAGGCTAGTGGTTCTCTGAATTTCGAGCTATCTTATGCTGAGTATGACCCGTTGCTGGAAGGTATTTTGCAGAATACCTTTACAGCTTTTGGTACTAATGGTGTAGGTACAGCATTTAATGCTACTTTTACAGCTACTACAATCACTGCTTCTGCTGCCACTACTGGTTCCTCTGCTTTCACCAACTTGAAAGCTGGTCAGTGGTTCACAGTACGAGATTCTAATACTGCCAATGATAACCGACTTTTCCGTGTTAGTAAAACTATAGCACCTACTAGCACCGTTATCACGCTTGACCCAGGCACTCCCGCAGCGGTTGGTACAGGTGCAGCAACTAAACTTCATGCTGCTCGACTCTCAAACGGTACATTGCAGCCTAGTTTCTCTATTGAACGGGAAGTTAACGATGTGGGTGAGTTCTTTGTCTATCGAGGTATGACACCAAGCTCAATGAGCCTGGAAATTGCATCTGGTGCTTTGACCACAGGTGAGTTTGCCTTTATGGGTACAGACTCTAACCAAGCTTCAACATCCTTTATGCCTGCTGGAGTACCTACAGCTTCTAAAGCCTATGACATTATGTCTGGTGTATCTGGTACTAGCTGTGCGCTTTGGGCTAAAGGTGCTCCGCTGACAGGTACTTTTGTGACTTCTTTGAGCATGAGCTACGACAATGCTTTGCGGGCACAAAATGCTATTTGTGCTTTGGGTGCGGTAGGTATTGGTAGCGGCACTATCGAGGCCACCTTCTCTATCGAAGCGTACTTTAGCAGCGGTGCTATGTTCTACCAAGAGTTCCGTAAAAACGAGAATATGGAAATCGCTTTTACAGCTTTTGATGGTAGTGGTAACGGGTATGTCTTTACACTACCAAAAGCGAACATTTCTTCTTACGATGCTCCTGCCAACGGGAAAGACGAAGACATGATGGTATCCCTGGAAGTGACTGCACTGCTTGACTTGGGCAACATTACTCCAGAACTGCGTAAGGTCATGTTTATTGACAGGTTGGGTGATGCAGTAGCACCATAAGAATAAATAACTTGAGTAAAAAAAGAGGGGATTAATTTCTCCTCTTTTTGTTGTTATAATTTAGGCGACATTAACAAGGAGATACTATGTCCGAAGGTATTGATATTTTTAACGAGTTCGCTGTAACTGATGATGCAATTTATGTCCCGTATGCCAATGGCACTGAATTTTTGATTGCACGGAGTGAGAATTCCAAATATAACAGCTTGGCTGCTCGTTTTTACAAGCAACACAAACGAACACTTGATGCTAATAACGCTGCTGCGGAAGCAAAAACTACTGAGATGATGATTTATCTGTACTCAGAAGCTATCCTGCTGGGCTGGAAAGGTGATGTTAAGTACAAAGGCGAGACATTGGCTTATAGTAAGGAAAATGCTAAGAAGCTTCTGGCTTTGGAAGGTTTCCGTGACTGGGTAGCTACCCAAGCACGAGACACAGCAGCTTATAAACTTGTACAGGAGCAAGAAGCGGAAAAAAACTAGTAGATTTTCTTGAGTGGTCCCTTAATTGGGGAGACAAGGAGAAACAATTAGAGTTGATTGCTAGTGAGACTGGTATTACCCCTCCAGCCTTACTAAATAAACCGGAGTTAGATACAGCAGAGCAGTGGTTGTATTTACATTTCGTAGCTCTATCCAGAGATAGAAGACATTCTGAATCTGGACCCCTCCCAATTACCATTCGAGAAATATACACTTTTTGCCAAATCTATAATGAGCCATTTTTAGAAAGTAGTGTTAGGGCCATACAAACCCTTGATGACCACTATTTATTGAAGGCTCAAGAAAAGATAAAGAGGGCAACCTCTTCCAAGAAAGGTAAATAAAGTATAAAATCCCCATATATTTATGGGGATTTTTTCATGGCCGAAGGTATAGACTTACCAATTAATATGCCTGGGGTAGAGCAGGTTCAACAAGCTGTTGTAGCTTTTGATAAGCTGACTTCTACTTTAACTGCGGCTAGAGGTTCTGGTAAGGCTTTAGAAGAACTTCGTAAGTTGTTAGTCGGTCTAAAGGGGAAATCCTCTGCTTTGGATGATTTAAGCTCGTCTATTAAACAGATGAGTGAGGCTTCTGCGGCAATGAGCAGAAGTATGAAAACTGGGTTTTCAAGCCTTAATTCAGTTATTCAGACCGAAATGGCAAAACTTGCTGCTACTATACAAGCTAATAGTAGTAATCTTGGTAATGTCATGGGCCAAGGTTTAGGCGCATCTGCTACAGCCAGTGTATCAACGGCTATGGATGGTGTGGAGCAGGTTGTCAAAGTCAGAGGACGAACTTTGTCAGCAAAGATGAGGGCTGAGGCTACAGCAGCTTATGAAGCATCTATATCCCAGTTCAGTAAGGCAGGCATCCGTATGCCTATACAGGATGTGATGGGGTTCAAGGATAAAGGAGCTAACCTTATACCTGAACATAAGAAACAACTTGCTGACTTTAAAAAGTTAGATGATGAAAAAGCTGCGGTTATTGCGGCTGGCAGTAAGAAAATTATTGATGCTGAGAAAGTTGCGGCTGCTACACTAATACAGCAAAAACAAAAAGCATTTGATGCGTTAGTGGCGCTTGAGAAACGACAGACAGATGCAAGATTAAGAAGCATTCAAAATTCTGTAGCAGTGGCACAAGCTAGCCCTGTTGGGGCATACATGCCTATCAATGCACAAGGAGTAACTTCTGGTAAGGTAGTGACTCCAAAACAACCAGCAGTGTCTCCAATCCCACCAAACTTTAACCCTATTGTTGATGATTCCATCAAGAAGACTAATATCTTCACTAAAGCACTCGGAGCTTTAGGCTTTGAAGCTAATAGCACCCACTCCTTTATTCGCGGGCTTGCTTCTGGTTTTGGTGCATTGTGGCTTACTTGGGGTAAAGTAGGTCCAATGATGTTAGGTGCTGCTTCCAGTATGGCTGTGGTGAAGTCATTTAATGTCGGGTCTGAGTTTGAGGGCCAGATTGCAATGGCCGAGCAGGTGGGCATGGCGATAGATAAAGCTGGACGCGCTGTAACTAATTTTAAAGAAGTAGCAACCAGAGACTTGATGAAAATCAACGAAGGGTCTATTTTTACCTTAAATGAGTTGGCAGATGCTTATGTAGAGCTAGGTCGTACAGGATTACAAAATGCTGAAGCAATAGCAGTGCTTAAACCTGCAACAGACCTTGCTGTTGTAGGTGCTACAGACCTAACCACATCTATTGATTTGTTGATTCAAGCTAATAACTTGTTTGATATTAGCATGATGAGTAGTGCTAAAACGGCTGCTCAATTGGTTGATGTTGCTAATAAATATCCACTATCTGTTAAAGACCTGTATGGTTCTTTGCGATATGCTTCTGAATCAGGAACAAGGTTTAATCAAACACTTGAAGGCACAATCACCTTGTTTGGTGTTTTGTCTAAAGCAGGTATCAAAGCAGCGTCCGCTGGTACTTCAGTTATTAACTGGTATCGTGATATGTTTGGTCGGACGAATGCTAGTAGGAAGGCTTTACAGGAGCTGACTAAAGCTACAGGCCAAAGTGTTGAGATGTTTGATAAGCTTGGTAGACAGCGAGATATGGTTGATATTTTCGTTGATTTAGATAAAGCTCTATCTAAAGTAAGTGCTCAAGATGCTGATAAATTCCTACAAAAATTCTTCACAGCAAGGGGTGGACGTACTCAGTTTGCTTTGATGCGTGAAAACATAGGAGAGTTGAAGGAGTACATAGAGTCTTTAAGAAATATTGACCCAAGTGATTTAGAAGGCCGTACTAAGGCATTGCTGGCTACGGGGGAATCAACTTTCAAAATATTTAAGAGCTATGTTGAAAACTTCCTGACTACAGCTTACTTAGAAAATAAGGATAAATTTATCTCATTTTTTCAGGAGATGATAGATATTATCAGCTCTTCTAATTTTAAGTCGGCTCTATCTTCTGCTGTTTCTATGGTGATGTCGCTAGTCACCGTAATTGCGAAGTTAGTCCCTTATGTGTTAGAGGTTTCTAAGGCTTTGCTGGCTTTAGGTGTAGGATTTGCTGTATTTCAAGGGTTAAGCCTTGTATCTGGCTATGTTACTGCTACTGCTACAGCTCTTTCTGTTGCTACTAAAGCTGTTATCGGATTCAGATTAACTGCTTATAGTTTGGTAGGGGTAATTTCGGCTATTGAAGGAGCTTACTTAAGCTTTGTTGCTGTATTAATGGCAAACCCCTTTATTGTGCTGGCTACGGCTATTGCAGCAATCAGTACAGCTCTTTATGTTTATAGAAATGATATTAAATTAGCCGGAGACAGCACAGCTACTTTGGGGGACTTTTTTGATGAATTAGCTCAAAACTTATTTACTAATACCATACCAGCTATTAATGCTACAGGCGGTGCTATAACAAACCTGACCCTTCTTACAGCAGAAGAAGCAAGAGCACAAATGGCTGTGTGGGAGAATTTCCTTACGTTTTTCGGTTATGTTTGGGACTCTGCTGCCTCCTTCTTGCAGATGTCTGTAATTAACATGCGCCATATGGGTATGCAGGTGCTGTCTATCATAGATGGTGTAATTCAAGGTATTATAAACTTTGTAAACGGTCTTGAGGCTGTTGGGTCTAACCTTATTAACCTGAATTTTTCTGGTGCATCTGATGCCTTTAAAACGTATTACACTAATCAGTTGAATACAATGAAAGGGTTTGGAACTAGAGCTGTAGATTTAGCAGTACAGACTAAGGAAGAAATCAACGAAGCATACAATACAACAGTAGGTAGAGGTATAGGCGCTTCTGTCCAAGATGCTTCTATCCAGTCTCGCTTAAAGGCGCAGGAGAGGTTACAGAAAGCAGCAGAAGCTACAGCTCGTGCAGAGCGTCAAAAATCGCCTGCTTACCAAGAGCTAGAACACCAAAATGAACTAATTCAGCGAAACCTTGCTGCTACCCAAGCGCAGTCTGTTGCTGAAGGTAAAACCACACACGAAAAACAATTGCAAGCAGATATTGAAAAAGGGAAATACAAAGAAGCCAGTAAAGCACAGTTAGATGTTTTGAGGGAAAACGCAAAGACGCTGGATGAGCAGGAGAAGGCTAAACGCGGGTCTATATCTCTAGGCGGAGATGGCCTTGCGAAAAAATCCAAAGAGGCTGAAAAAGAAAGAGCTAAACAGCAAAACGATGCAGAGAAATACATCAAATCACTTGATAACCAACTCAGCAAAGTACGAGAACTCTCTGCTCAAGAGAAGCTTATCAATGATATTAAAGAGCAGGGGCTGAAGTTTAGCCCTCAACAACTTGCTCAGGCTACAGAATTAGCCAAGAAGATTGATGACAGAGTTAGACAAGAACAAGAGATTAAAGATTTGTTGGAACAACAAACGGCTGAACGTGCTCGTCAGAAAGCTCAAGAGCAGTTTGAGTTTGATGTGAAAATGACAGATGCCACACTTGGCATGGGTCCTAAACAGGCAGAAGAATTTAAGCGTAGTGCTAAGGTTGGTTTCACTTTTGACCAAGCTAAGGCTGATGCTGAGTTGAAATATGAGCAGCAGCTATACCAACTCCAGAAAGGCACACTTGACCTCCGTGCTGGTGAAACACAAGCCCAAGCTTTAGAAAGGTTAACGTTTGCCCGTGCAGATGATCTGCGTGCAGCTCAGAACGCATACACACAAGCAATGCTGAATGAGCAAACATTGGCGGACCAACGACTTGCCAACGAACAGAATTGGATGGCTGGAGTTCAGTCTGCCTTAAGTAGCTACGCTGACCAAGCAAATGACTACTACACCCAAGTAGCTAACATTGCTGGTAATGCTTTGAACTCTCTACAAGAAAAACTTGTTGATTTCTTTAAAACAGGTACTTTTGATTTTAGAGGTTTGATACAGGGCATTGCTAGTGACATCATTAGCATGTTGGTTAAGATGGCTATTAATGCGTTGATTGTGCAGAAGATATTAGGTGCTGTTGGAGCTGCTAATCAAGCACAGTCTGCAATAGTTACTACCCAATCTGTTATTCAGGGTAACTTAGTAACAGATGCTTGGGGGCCTGCAGCTATGGCTGTCTCTTTAGCAACTATGGGTTCCAATGCTTTTGGAGCGACTGCAGGTATCATGGCTGCAGGGTTGGCTGGTATGATGTTTGGCTTTGCTTCTGGTGGTTACACAGGTCCAGGTGGTGTTTATCAACCAGCAGGTATTGTGCATAAAGGTGAAGGTGTACTATCACAACGAGACATGGCAGCTTTGGGTGGGCCAGACGCTTTTGAACGATTCCGAGCCAGTCTGCATACTGGATTTGCACTAGGCGGTGTTGGTGGAAGTACGCCAGCTCCTGTAATCAGAAACTATGGCAGTTCTTCTAAATCTGATACTGGCTTGACTGTAAACATTATTGAAGATGCAGGTAAAGCAGGGCAGGTGGAACGCAGAGAAACCGAACAAGGTGAGGATATTGATGTGTTTGTTGCTAATGCCATTTACCGAGGTGGACAAACTGCAACTGCATTAGAATCTACCTACGGTGTTAATAGAGTTGGACGATAAATGGCAATTACTACAAATATAAACTACCCTTCAGTATTTCCTAAACCTCAAAGAGAAGGGCATAGCTACCAACATACTCCTACATTTACTCGTACTGAGATGGATAGTGGACGGGCTAGACAACGCCGCAGATTCTCTAGCGTCCCAACCATAGCCACATTTAAGTTCATTATGACAACTGCTGAATTTTCAGCGTTTGAAGCCTGGTTTAGGGATTCACTTGGTGACGGGGTTAAGTGGTTCAACATGTCTGCATACACACCAATCGGTGTAGAAACACAAGTTGTTTGCCGCTTTATAGATATGTATTCTGATTTCGCAGCTTTGGGCGTTACACATTGGGAGTTTTCGGTTAAGTTAGAGTTTTTTGAAAGACCTCTTATGCCGCAGGGTTGGGGCCTGTTCCCTGAACTTGTAACAAGGTCGGATATTGTTGATATAGCTATGAATGAGAAATGGCCTGAAGCCTAGTATAATTACTTGTATGGCTATATCAACACTTTTACAGACTGTCTACTCTTCTGCGCCTCCAGAAGAGTTATTGCTTGAGACTATTGAAATCAATGTCCCAGGACTTGCACCGTTAAGGTATGTGGACGGGTTTGAGGATAAACAGCTAGCAGTATCTGGAAGTCTTGGCTCTTATAACTACCACTTGTTTAAAGCTTCTACCATCTCCATTGCTTTACCAACTTCTGGGTCAGGAGGTAATCAATCCTTACGGTTTGGTTTTGCTGGGGCGGCTAATATTGCTGAACCCTACATAAGAGCTGCTGTAGAAGGAGGCAGCCCTAGCACACTAGTTTATCGTCAGTATCTAGACAGCAATAAACAATCACCCTGCCGTACACCTTACACGATGACCATTATTGGGGGTCAAATAAAAGGTGGAGATGTAGTGTTTGAAGCAGCATATATGGATATGTTGAACCTTGCATGGCCTA